TGGCATACGGCGAGAGGAGGCACAGCTCAAGGCTCGCGAGCAGTATGTCGACGCTGCGCTGAATATTGAGCAGCAGAGGGAAACGACGGAAATCCAGAACACTGCAAGTCGTGAACAGCATGATATGAAGATGGAGCAGATGCGTCAGAAGCCGAAGAACGGAGCTGGGAATGCGTAGGACTTATCATTATGACGAAGCAACTAAGTCTATGGTCGAAGGACCTGCGTCCCAGAGACCTAGTCGTTCGGGCGATGGTTGGCGGTATAATGATAGGATTTATAGCTCTGCTCCATTTCGTGGAATACATGGTGAACTTATCAACTCGCGTAAATCTCACCGCGAATACATGGCTCGACATAGCCTCACGACTGCAGATGACTTTACCGAGACCTGGAAAAAGGCGGCTGAAGATAGACAGAAACCGGACCCATCTCTGAAACAGGACGTCATCAATGCCTTCGAAAAGTGCAGCGCAAGCGAAGCTAATGCGAGCGGTCGCGCACGGTTGGAAGAAGCCCGGAGGCGGAGGCCCACCGATGAAGGTAGCTAAAGAGTTTGTCATGGCGGACAAACTTAGGAGGAAACGTAAGTGATTACTCTTACACTTCTCTTGCTCTTGGCGGCAGTGATTGTGGCTATTGCCTCTGCAATGGGGAAGGTCCCACTGTGGATCTCCGTTATCCTGCTCTGCATCGTCGTTACTTTGGTGGTCTATCCTGGTAGAGTATAATGGACCGATCACTGCGTTACGCGAAAGCTCTTCGAAAGTGGCAGGAGGAGCACCCTGTTCTGGATGTGGGAATTGGCTTCGTCCCCGGAGTCGGTCAAATCTACGGAGCTGCTTCTTCTGCCGCTGCGCTGCGTGATCCAGATGCTTCTGCTTTAGAGAAGGGGATGGCTGGACTCTCCATGTTACCGATGGGGAACCTGATGTCTAAAGCGGGGAAGCTTCGCAAAGTCGTCATTGGTGAGAGAATCGCCAAAGGGACGGCGCATGAAGATGATTTACGAAGGGCGAAAGAGCTATATGAAGGAGAGGATGTCATTGATCGGACGGCCGGAGCTACTGTTCCCTCCAAGGGGCCGAAGGGCGTTACTCGTTTCTTAGAGGGTGATCCCAGGATTAATGACTATATTCAGCGTGAAACTGGATGGTGGAAAGATCCTGAAACTGGTCGATGGATGAAAGAATTGCACGATACTGGCTCTCATGTAGATATGCAGAAATTGCGTGATCTACCACCGGATGCTGCAAAGTTTCCTGCCCGACCGCAGAATTTCACCACACTAGATAAGATACTATCCCATCCAGAGCTAGATAAGCTGCCTGTAGCCAGAAAGCTGCGGCAGGAAACAGAATTTATCAAACCTCCAGATTATAGACCTGGTCGAGGGCACCATAGAGGTGAGTTCACCTACGTAGATTCTGGTGGGAAGATGCAAGATTATCCTCATCAGATCGCGGTAGGAGACCCTCAAGTACCGACTTTGGAAAATTTCTCTAAAACTCGAGATGCGGCACTTCACGAACAGCAGCATGGTATAGATTTCCATGAAGATTTCTCTGCTGGTGGAATGCCGAAAGGAAAAACTTGGGAAGACTATAAGGATTATCTTAAAATTCCAGGAGAAGTCCATGCTCGTATTTCTGCCCTTCGTAGAAATATGACTCCGGAAGCACGGCGGAAATTCCCGTTCCATAAGCATATACGGGAAGAAAATATGCGGATCACTAAAATGGATCCGAAGAATGGTGCCGCAGACATCAGGTACGCGACTATGGACGATTTACGCGACCTTATGAAGAAGTACGGGATGGCAGATCCTGATGAGTTCTTGAATCCCGGCCCATAAAGGAGAATGATATGCCCGAAAATGACGACCTCCGTTCTGCCCTTGAGGAAGCCTTTAATGAACAAGAGCAAGCAGAACAACCAGAGACCGAAGACAGGGGATCCGTCGAGGACTCCAAGGAGCCCGTGGGGACTCCCGCAACAGAAAGTGCCGAACCTGAAAGCACTGAAGAGGCCGATACTCCACCTTCCAAAGAAGATAAACCAAGGGACGAGAAGGGTAAATTCACCAAGGTAGAGGGAAAGCCTCCGGTAGAACCAGAGAGAACGCAAGATTCTGCGACTAAGTTCCGCGCCCCAGATTCTTGGGACCAGAAGGCTAAGGTTCACTGGGATAAGCTTCCGCCTGATGTTCAGCAGGAGGTAGCCCGCCGAGAACGGGATATGGTGATGACTCTCCAGAACACTGCGGGTCAGCGGAGACTAGCGGACGACTTTGTCCGTACAATCAACCCGTTCATGGTCTTCCTAAATGCGGAAAACGTACACCCGTTGGAAGCGGTCAGACAGCTCTTTGGACAAGCGGCTATTCTTCGAATTGGAACTCCGGCCCAGAAAGCTCAACTTGTTGCGAATGTTGTTAAGACTTTCTCTGTTCCCATTAAAGATCTTGACGCTGCTCTCGTCGGGGAAGAAATTCCAGACCAGGAAGGGAAGATAGCGCAGATAATTCAGCAGCAGCTCGCTCCCGTTAATCAATTCATGCAGCAGGTCGGACAGCTTCGGCAAGAGCATTATCAGAGAGTAGATTCAGATCTAGATCAAGAGATAGAGACGTTCGCCGCAGATAAGCTGAACGAGTATTTCTATGATGTGAAGGACGATATGGCAGACATCATGGAGATGGCTGCTCGGCAGGGAAGAAACGTAACGCTGAAACAAGCGTATGATCGCGCTTGTAAGATGAATGAGTCTGTGCAGGAGCGTGTCTCTGCTAAGAAGAGAGAAGCGGCTGAAAAAGCGAAGATGGCGTCCACAAGCCTTCCGGCGAGAGGTGCCCCGACCAAGACACCCTCTAAAGGAGGCAGTGTGAGAGACGACTTACTCGATGCATTCGAGACAGTTGCAAATCGGCAATAGATGTGCTACAATCCTGCCCCAATCGGGAACTAGGACGCCCATCCCTCCAACGGGAAGCGTGCCTCAAGGTCCGAGAGTGGCAACTCTTAAACCTGAGGTGAAGTCATGGCGTTCCCAAATGTAAGCGATATCATCGCAACCACGATCGAGAATCGTAGTGCGAAGATTGCAGACAACGTAACGAAGAACAATGCTGTCCTGGCTCAGCTGAGTCAGAAGGGCAGGATCAAGACAGTATCCGGCGGAAGCAAGATCTTCCAGGAGCTCTCCTTCGCAGAGAATGCGAATGCCGGATGGTATTCTGGCTATGACCTGCTCCCGGTGGCGGCGCAGGACGTAATCAGCGCGGCTGAGTTCGATTTCAAACAGGCGGCGTGCCCTGTGACGATTTCGGGCCTCGACATGCTGAAGAATGCGGGCAAGGAGCAAATCATCGACTTGCTCGAGGGTCGCATCACGGTGGCCGAATCCACGATGTCCAATCTGGTATCGGGCGGCCTCTACAGCGACGGGACGGCGGCGGGCGGAAAGCAGATCGAGGGTCTGAACAAAGCAGTCGCGATGGTGAACACGAACACCTACGGCGCGATCGACGCGAATACGTGGGTCTTCTGGCGCAACAAGGTCATGGACCAGACGGCTGCTCAGATGACTGCCACGGCGATCCAGGGCTACTTCAACACGATGTGGGGACAGTTGGTTCGTGGTTCGGACCGGCCGGACCTCATCATGGTTGATGCAGGCGTCTGGGGCGTCTATCTAGCGAGCCTACAGGCGATGCAGCGGTTCACGGGAACGGAGACTGGAAAGCTCGGCTTCCCGACGATCAAGTACATGGATGCAGATGTAGTGCTCGACGGCGGCATCGGTGGATTCTGCCCCACGAACACGGCATTCTTCCTCAACACGAACTACCTGCATTATCGTCCGCACAGCGCGCGTAACATGACGTCGCTGAACCCGAAGAACCGCTATGCCATCAACCAGGATGCAGAAGTGCAGATCCTGGCGTGGGCTGGGAACCTGACCTGTTCTGGTCGCCAGTTCCAGGGACGCATGGACTTTAACGGTTGACGGAGGTGGAGCTTTGAGGGTCTGGTTATCGGACCCTCTTCTTTCCACAGGAGAAATCTATGCCTGCATCACTTCCTGGATCTACCCTTGCGGAAAATCTTGCCATTCCATCAGCTGGACCGTTAGTCACGTTTGACCCATTGTCTGGCCCGAAGGCGGCTCCGTTCGACGCAAGTAAGATCGACTATTCGACAGGGACTCCTCCGGGGTGGAACGCCACCACGAAGATTCCTGTCAAGGTGAATGATCCCGCCAATCTCTCTACTGGTGGGCTTTCTACTGGTATCGGCTTCGGGTCATCCGGAGTACCTGGAATCATCCAAGGCGCGGCTGCTGCGAACAAGCAGTTCCCCGACAAGAACTTCAACGACGATTACACCGTCGGTGTCACCAAACCAGATAACACAGCAGGCACGAATTCTACTCACGTATACATTGGCGGCGGGAAATCCAACGCTGCTGGAACTCCAGTTCCGTATACTACTGGATTCGCACTGTGCGCGGCTGGACAGGGGTCACCGAGAGAAGCGACGGCGCTGGGATTCCCAATGAAAACTGTGACGGCAGCAGCGGGAGTCGCAGCGGGAGCAGCAGTAGAGACTGGCTTCGTGAATGCTTCTGGTGTCGCCTTAGTCACAGGGCAGAGCGTGTTCGGTGTCGGGACCACTTCTAACGTAGCCCCGACAGAATTAGAAGAACTAGAAGCGGAAACTCCGGAAGAAGAGGTAACTTTCACTGAAGAGCAGTACGAAGCTGCTGAGGAGGAAGAAGAGGAACAGGCTGAAGAGGAGAAGAAAGGACGCACCAAAAGGCGGAGATAATGAGTATATTTAATGGTCTAGCTCCCAACGGGGTCATTCCAGTAGGGGATGGCCCCGTTGTCAATTGGTTCAATGGACTTCCGTTAAACGAAGAAGGAGCCGTAGTCGTAGCAGAAACACTTCCAACACACTTTCATGGAGATCTACCATTTGACGACGATGGTAACATCTGCGTCTCTAGATCTGCCCCTACGAGATTTGAGAATGGTCTTGCATTCACAGCAGATAACCAGCTTGCGCTGAGCGCTGGTCCCGCGACAGGATATAGCTGCGGGACTCCATATGCAGACAATGGCGCTCTTGTAGCGAATATCCAAGAAGCTCCCCCAGAGCCGCAGCCTGAACCTCCGAGTGAAGAATTTGAGCCTCAGCCTGGATATTCTGTCACGTGGGAAGGTGAGTTAAAGGATGGCACCGAAATCACCATTGTGGGTGCGAATCTCGGTGGTGGTCCAGCTCACACATGGCTTGACCGTATTGATAATCTGCTCAAGTACCAGAATCTTGGTGACGTTCCTGTCCCCACTGGCTCTGCTGGATACTACGCGCAGAATAGTACGAGCGGTTCTGGTGGGCAGAAGGTCAAGCTATCCAGTGCGAACCCTCGGCATTCTCGCCAACACAGGAACTATCGTATAGACGGTAGAGGAGTTGCGAGCTACAGTGATGGTTACTTGTCTGATCCCGCTGCGATGGGTGGGAATAATCCTGGGCCTGAGTTCTCTAGAGCCTATTGCCGAATGTTCGTGCATTTCTCAGCTCAGCCACCGGCTCATGCGATTAAGTGGTTCCGTATCTGGGGAGCAGATGATAAGAACCGTATCTGCTCCATAACGACGGACGGCGGGAGCTATATCAAGTTCGGTCAAACAGGTGGTGCGGATTCTACTCGTTTCTGGAAACAGGCGCGGCCTCCGGCGAATACGTGGACGGTGATGGAAATCTACGTCGACGTACCTGCGGGTGGAGCGACTGGCTTTATTCAGAACCGAATGGCGAATAAGCCCATCAATACGCTGACTGATGCCACACGTAACTTGACTGGTCGTGGTCACAGATTTGCGATTATGGGCTACGACGCAGGCTCTGAACCAGAAGAGCCGAAGCTGCCGGTCATCGATATTGGTGAGATCTACTGTGCAGACTCAGAAGCTCGTGTACTGGTGACAGAGTCTTCTGACTGGACTGCTATCGGCAATAAGCAAGAGCTTTGTGAGCTGGTAGAGTGGGGAAATGGACGGATCAAGGTGAAGCTCTGCTTGGGCCAGTTCGCCGATGCTACAGACAAGAAGCTCATATTGGTCCGGCATGACCGTAGCGTAGTCTTCGTGGGTACGTTCAAGACTTCAGAAGCTCCGCCGATTCCTGTACCCCCCGAAACTGGTTTTGATCCAGCTCCAGGATACGATGTGCGAGGTGACTTTCGACCAGATGGTGTCATTACTATTAAGCGAGATAGAGGAGCATTTGGTCAAGGACCTACCGTCGTAATGTTCGATGATCACCGTTCAGGGTCTCCTGGTGATCAAGCGCCTCTTATGTCCACGATAGGTTCTTGGAGTAAGTATCGCGATGGTTCTCTTGGACCAATTATTGCAGAAGGCGGACGGACAGGGAACTGCATTTCGGTCTGGAATCCCGATGGAGCTACGAATGCTCGCCAACTCGCACGTGAGTTAGTAACTGGACAGACATTCTCTGAATTCTACGTCAGTTACTGTATGAGGTTCCGGGATGGTAAGAATGCCGATACGCCGAACAAGTATGGGTCCAATCTGAAGTCTGTGTGGTTCACGAACGGCGGACCTGGAAACACTCCCGGTGGCGCAGCGAATATGGATATCCACTGTTTGTCGTGGCCCGATGTTACGAATAGTGTGCTCAGTGGAAATAATGCCTATCAGTCTGTGTATCTCATTCCACGGACTTTCTGGAGTAAGACGAAGTGGAATATGATCCAGATTTGGCTCAAGCCTGGAGACCCCATTGGTGATGCCAACGATTACGTGTACGCTCGGTTAGATACGACAGACGCAATGCGTGAGCGTGTGCGGGATGATCGAAGAGTTTACAAAGCTGACCGTCCAAAGGAACTGAAGTGGTTCGGTGTTCTGGGATGGGCGGGGAATCTCGATGATCCGCATACCTTTGATCCGCTGATGGACGATATTTACTTGGCAATCGGTCCACACTCCGCTGCTCGCGTAATGCTCGGCAATGCGTCGACATGGGCAGGATGTACGGACTTCGCGCTTGCCACGCCAGTAGAGTGGAAGGATGGAGAGCTTACTGTTCGCCTCCGTGCTGGTCCTTGGACCGACTTCACAGGTAAGCATCTCTATGTCGTTAACGAGGATAACTCTCCGGAATACGCCGGTGAAATAACAGGAGAATGAAATGGCTGATATAAGCATTGAAGAGCTCGCCGATAACGTCAACAATCCATTGTTTGGGGATGATCGATTGGGTGTTCTATTCTATAATAAGGCGGTCGAGGATAAAGACCGTTCTTTGGCGGAAGGACGGCGGTGCTTCAAGAATCGTGAGTTTGTAAAGATCATGGTTCCTGGAGACCGCCTGAACATAGTGGAACGCCCAGTCCAGGTCACGGGTACGCTACCGACAGATGATCGTATGCGCTTCCCCAAACAGTATGCTCGCTTCAAAAATCAGGAGGAGCAGAAAGCTAATGAAGGCACACCCTTATCTCTCTGGCCCACCATTCCCGAAACTCTCGCTAAGGAGCTTGAGTTTATCAATGTCTTCACTGTGGAGCAACTGGCGACGCTGGCTGACGTCCACGTGGCGAAGATTCCGGGAGGCGCTCAGTGGAAGAACAAAGCCACCGACTTCGTAACCGCAATGAAAGATCAGGCTGTTGTCACAAAGATGCAGTCTGAGCTGGACAAGCGGGATAACGAAATCGACACCTTGAAGAAGGCAGTCGCAGATCAGGCAGCCAGGATCGAGGAGCTGGCAAAGAGGAAAGGATGAGCGTATTCACTGGAATGGGAAATCCTGCAACTGGTAGGATAAAGGCGAATTCAGCTATTGCTGTCGTATCCTATTGGAGGGGACTGCCTATCTCAGCAGATTATAAGCTCTGCTTTGACTCAACCAATCCTATCGCTAGTGTGTCCAGTGGTATTCCTATAACAACTGCCGGAAAAGTCGCCACTTCGGCAGGTCCGATTGCGAGTTACTGTTCTGGTATCCCCTATGACGCAGCGGGTAAGATCGTTGCGACGGCAGCAGCAGCAGTTTCGTATGATCAAGGAGTTGGACTTACAGCCGGCGGCGGACTAGCACTGGAGTAACGATGGCTAGATTCCAAACCATTGGAGATCTTGTTAACCGAGTGGCCGTTGCCATCGGTCTCAACAAGGTTACAGATCCATTTGCTTCAGCAGATCCTGCATTCGTGCAGCTCTGTAATCTAGCGAATGAGGCAGGCCAAGATTTAATCCAGGCTGCTGACTGGCAGATGCTGGAAAGGTCGCATAATTTTACGACCGCTCCGGGGGACACTGGTCTGTATGACTTACCAGCCAACTTTAGTCATATGATTGACCAGACAGGATGGCAGCGCGGAGTTCCCGGTTCAGCCTATCCCCTTCTTGGTCCTGCCTCACCCCAATGGTGGAGTTATCTTGAAGCTTCCCAGCTCTACTCTGTTACGATCTACGCATGGTTCCGTATCTCCGAAGGTCAGATTCAATTATGGCCTCAACCTCCTGCGCCTGGGATTCCCGTGGGATTTAAGTATATCTCGCGGAATTGGGTACAAGACGGCACGAGCCCTCCAGGAGCGCCGACGTATAAAGATTTCGTATCCGCCTCGGCAGATCTTCCGCTATACGAGCCGATCCTCTTCCTAAAGAAATTGAAGGTCGTATTCCTCCAGGCGAAAGGGTTTGATACGAGCAAGGCGGAAGACGAGTTTAATCTGGCTCTGGATGCTTGGGTCGGTAAGGATAAATCAGCACCTATCCTCTCACTCAATGGGCCAGTCGGCTACCGGAATCCATTCCTCAACCAATACATCAACGTCCCAGAGACGGGGTTTGGTGACTGATGCCTCTAGCAGCAGGAAAGAAGTTCGCCGAGCTAGCGGGTCGTAGACGACGTCCGCAGAAACAGATCACGCAGCCTGTCTTTCTTCCCTGCGCCCAAGGCGGGATTAACGCGGTCAGCTCTGCAACCGAACTTCAGCCTCAAGATGCTCTTGTTCTCATCAACATGGTTCCGTCGCAATACGGAGTCCGTGTAAGGAAGGGATATCGTGAATGGTGTCCGCCAGTCCCGGCTGGGTCAGGAATTAGAACCCTCGTCCCATTCAAGCACCCTTCGAATGCGAGTGTCCTCGATAGACTCTTCGCATTTACAAGCGATGGCATCTATGACGTTACTTCTGCAGGAGTTGCACCGACTAAGAAGTTTGATTTCACGGTTAAAGCAGGAAATGCAGGATGGGCATCGTGGCAGAATTATGTTACCATCGCCGGATCCTATCTCCTCGCAGCAGATGAAGAAAATGGATACCTACTCTACACCGCGTCCACAGATACCTGGACAGTTGGATCTATTTCCGGAGGAATAACGCCCGATAAAGTTGAGTTCGTCACCGTATGGAAGAATAGAGTCTGGGTAATCGAGCGTAACTCTGGCCGAGGATGGTATCTACCTGTCGGACAGATCTCTGGCAATGCTGCTTCGTTTGAGTTCGGTAACAAATTCAAGTACGGAGGTCTGCTCAAGAGTCTACATAACTGGACTCTTGATGGTGGCGAAGGAGTTGATGACTATTTAGTCGCTCTCTCCGCTGCGGGTGATATGCTGGTCTACAAGGGCACTGATCCAGCGACCGCACCCTCTAACTTCAACATGAATGGATGGTGGTACATTGGCGATATGATGGAGGGACGGCGGCAAGCGGATGACATGGGCGGAGAGCTATTGATCATAACTAGCTACGGGGTCATTCAAGCTTCTAAGTTGATCGCTGGTATGCCGCTCACGGATGCACAGGCGAGTATCTCCTTTAAGATCAACCCTCGACTCGCTGGTCTCATCAACCGAGGCGTGGTCCAGCGGGGATGGCAGATTGTTCTTAGTCCTATCGACCAAATGATTTTGCTCCTTACTCCTAAAGAATTAAGTCAGCCCTATACTCAGTTCTGCTACAACACTCAGACTCGAGCATGGTCTCAATTCGTAGGTGTGCCAATCAACACAGCCTCAGTATTTCATCGTGAACTGTACCTCGGAGACCTAGATAATAGGATCTATGTTTTCGCGGGGGCGGTAGATCATGTGATGCTAGAGGATGATGGAGAGACGGCGCAGCCTATTGAGTGGGAAAGTCTTACGAGCTTCCAAGGATATAATCAGCCTGCTAGATTCAAGAGGGTGCAGTTTCTCAGGCCGATGTTCATCGGTCAAGCTACTCCTCTCTATACAACGCAGGCTCGCTATGACTTTAACTTGTCACAACCTCCCGGCTCCCCTCCATATACTCCGCCGACTAGTGGTGCATGGGATACGTCGATTTGGGATATAGCTTTCTGGGGTGGAAGCTATATTGTAGATCAGCCGCCCATTGGAGGGGATGGTCTCGGACGATATGTGGCGGTCTATATGCGCGGTCGATCCGGTGCGGAAACGACGCATATCGGAACCGACGTCATGTTCGACATGGGCGGCATCCTGTGAAGCCTGTAATTAGATTCCGTGCAGCAGAAGACCACGATGCTCGCTGGTTCTGTGCGACTTTGAATCTCATTCCTACTACGGAGTTTGGTGGGATTGTCGCATACAATGATCAATTTGCGATGGGAATGGTCGGGTTTGATAACTGGACTCCCAACAGTGTAATGATGCACTTCCATATCCGTCAGCCCCGGTGTCTTATCCCTTTATGGAATGAAGCACTCGGGTACTTGTCAAGCTATGGACGTCGGATTATAATTGGGTCCACGGCCTCAGACAACATCCGCGCCCTGCGAGTAATTAAGAAACTCGGTTGGGTAGAAAAGACAAGGATAATAGACGGGTGGAGTGATGGCGTAGATCTTATTATTTCGGAGTACAGAATCCATGAGCCAAAGCGCAGCCTCAGCTCCTAGCTACGGAGCGGCCGGAACTCAAGGATCCCGTGCTGCCGGAACTGGCAAGAGTATGCCAACTCCTAGTCAGTATATGCAGCAGAATCCCAATGCCCAAGTAACTCCTGCTTCACCCCAACTTACTCAGCAGATGGCAACTGCGATGCAGGGACTCGGAGGTAAGTCTGGCAAAGGACCTCCCGGCTATGGTCAGGGTCCGCCTGGAGCGCCGCCTCAGGTTCCTCCGGGAACGCCTCCTCCACAGGCTGCTCCACCGATGGCGCAGGGAACTCCTCGTGGCGCAATGGCTCCAGCGATGCCAGCTCAAGGTATCCCTGCTCAGCCTATAAATCCAATGCAGAGGCAGGCAACGATGGCGAATATGCTGCGGAGGAGATATGGGCGGTAAGTCTCAACCGAAGCCTCCTGACTATGCCAAGCTCGCGGAACAAACCGCTGAAGCTTCACGAGACGTCACAGAACAACAGACTTGGGCGAACCGGCCAGATCAGTTCACTCCGTTTGGTTCGACCACGTGGAGCAACGCCCCTCAGTGGGATCCTACGACGGGACAGTACCTGAATCGCTGGACCCAGACTACACAACTAGATCCTCAGGCGCAGGCAGCGCTCGATGCTCAGCAGCAACTGGGATTAGAGCGTAGTCAGCTAGGCCTGAGTATGACTGACCGTATGAGAAAAGAGTACGGTCAGGCGATGGACTGGTCAGGTGCTCCGGAGATGGGCGGAGCCATTGGTCCCACCGGAACACAGAGAGAAATATCGACTGCTGGATTACCAGAGCTCAACCCCGCTAGTCGGTACTATAAGGAGGCGGGGGATGCACTCTACAATCAGTGGGCTGAAAGAGCGATGCCTCAACAGCAGGCCCAGACAGACGCCCTCCGTACGCAACTCTACAATCAAGGCTTGCGTGAAGGTGACGCAGGGTTTGATAATGAATTGGCGAAGCTGCGTATGTCGCAGGGTGATCAGCAGAGGCAGGCTGCCTTCTCGGCGACTGCAGGAGCGGGCCAAGAGGCAAGCCGGTATCTCGGCATGGATGCTCAGACCCGTCAGCAGTTGTTCGGTGAAAGAGGGACCCAAGCGGACCTCTGGAACTCGGGCGGCGCGCAGATGTTCGGGCAGCAACAGGCTTCTTCTGCTTACCAGAACCAGCTCCGTCAGCAGTTTATGGCAGAGCAGATGCAGCGTCGTGGATTTACCCTAAACGAGATTAACGCACTCCTAACCGGTCAGCAGGTCGGTATGCCGTCCATGCCTGGATTCTCTCAGGCTCAGAGAGCAGAGGGTGCCGATTACATGAGGGCTGGTGAGAATCAGTGGGGTGCGTCGATGGATGCCGCTAATCTGCAACAGGCGCAGAATCAAATGATGATGAGCGGCATTACAGATCTCGCGGGTGCTGGATTCAAAGCATTCAGTGACCGTCGTCTCAAGAGAGACATTAAGAGAATTGGCACACTGTTCGGGGTTCCCATCTACACATGGCATTGGATCTGGGGTGGGGACGGCGTAGGTGTCATGGCAGATGAAGTGCCGTGGGCGATCGCAGGTAAGATCAACGACTACTTTGTGGTCGACTACGGGAGGATCTGGTAATGCCGTATCCATATGATCCGTGGGATGAAGATCCTAGCAGGCTACCCTATGATCCGGTGGCGGCGCGGAATGCTCCGGCCGGAGGGCATGTCGTAGGTCGCAGTGGTAAGCCGACACTAGGATCACTCGAAGGTCCCGGTGTGGGGATGGAGGAGTATAGCTACGAAAATATGAGTGATGAGGAGCTTGAGCAACTCGTCGCTCTGGGTGTGCTGGATCAGCAAGAAGCTGAGAAGATGAGGCTCAAGCAGCGTGCCGAGCTGGTGCGTGATAGAGCGGGGCCAGAAGGTATCCGCGCAGGTAAGTCTTTCGTTGCTGCATCCCCACTATCTTTCTTAGCCAAGGGTTTGGAGGACTACGCAGCCGGAAAGGAAATCAAGCAGCTAGATAAAGAGCTGGCTGATATTCAGAGACAACAGACTCAAGGTCGCGGCACCTATTGGGATCTTCTGCGTGGCAAGAGACGGAAGCCACAGGATATATCCAGTGCCACTAGTCTGCCCATGCCTCGGTTGGATGAAGAAGAGTACTGACCATGCCGATTCAAGATATTTACGGGGCAATCATTGGTCGACCCCCGACGGATGAGGAAAAGCTCAAGGCTCTGGCGGGGAAGCTCCGTGGACGTTCGCTTACTGGACAGCTCGGTATGCTGACGGGCGACCGTGTCTTGAATCCTCTGGGTGAGAAAGTCTTCGGAGCTACTGAGAATCAGGCTGAGCAGATTGGCCGGTTCCAGGCACGTCAGCGAGAGCTTGAGGGTCAGGCAGAAATGGCCCGTATGAACGACATTGCGAATGCTCGTGAAGCGGCGCGTCGTCGTGGATGGGAAGGTGAGCAGCGTGGGCTTGACCGGGCATTGGATCTTGAGATTGAGGGTATGCGAGCAGCGCGTGAGGCAGCCAGAGAAGCCAAGCAGGATCAGAAAGATAAAGATAGAGATGATAAAGCGCTCGCTGTTGGAACACGGATGCTCAGCCACGACTTACAGAAAATCAACATACCGGCGATGGAGCGAGCCTTCTCGGCCTTGGATGCGACACTCAAGCCTTATATGAGCGACAAAGGCGGGATCAAGGAAGATACAGATCTTCCCGGTGCTGGACTTACGGGTACGGTCTTTCCTGGTGTCTTAACTCCTGAAGGTAAGAGAGTAAGACAAGATATAGATAAGCTCCGTAATGAGGCTCTGCGCATGGCGTCTGGCCTCACCGTTACGGATCAAGAGTCTGCCAGGAAGTTGCAAGAAATCGGCCGGTATCTGGGTGGTACTGATGAAGAAATCATGTACGGTCTGCAGGAAATGCGAAACGTCATGGAGAATGTGAAGCGGAACGCCTACGCGGGATACGACGATAGCGTCGTGGCAGAGTATGAATCACGCATGTCCTCGCGCAGGGCAGGAGCTTCTGGTGATTGGGGTACGCAGACTCCTCTTGGGACTGGCGGTTCTGCTGCGACCACGGCAGCAGCGGCTCCAGTTATCGATCCTAACCTTGGCTACATGAATGAAGAGCAGTGGAAGGCGGCGAAAGGTAGGAAGTGATGGCCGACCCTAGCAAATTCGATACGTACGAAGAATATAAAGAGTACATGGAGTACGAGAAGCGGATGCGTGCTCGAGCTCAGAGCATGGAGAATATCCGTAAAGACCAAGAGGGATACAACCCTGCCTCCGGCATGAGTAAGACTGAGCGGTTCCTGGCTGGAGCGGGAGCTGGCATGACTGGCCTCGCTCGCCGTACTGGTAATCTTCTATTGCCAAAGAGCATGGAAGGTGATTTCACTAGCGAAGAAGCGATTAAAGAAGCTAAGAGATTAGAAAAGCCGCTTACGGATACGACGGCCGGAGCTGTCGGTAAGTTCGTAGGCGAGAATCTACCGCTCATGGTCGCGACAGGTGGTGCGGCGAGTGCGGTAAGAGGGGGCTTGGGTGCCGCGCGTGCTGGAACGAGTGCTCTACGAGGGGCTGCGCAAGCGATGCTACCCCAGTCGGCGGGTGCGGCTCGTGCGGCGAGCCTCGCAGCCAAGCAGAGCCCTGTCTTACAGAAGGCTTTACTCGCTGGTGGTGAGGGTGCAATTCAAGGTCTGGCTACCAGCGACGTAGGACAAGGAGCAGAAGGCGCACTGGCCGGAGGAGCTTTCGGCGGGGCTCTCAGTGGTCTAGGATCCGCTGCGGGAGGGATACTCCGCAAAGCTAGGACCGAGATCACGCCCGAGGCCCGTGAAATCATGAAGAAGACTGGCGCGTTTATCCCCGCATCCCAGGCTCTTCCCGAGGGCTCCTTCGGCCGTCAGTTCTACGAAGGTATTCTCTCCAACGCTTTTTCCTCAGGTGGTAAAATCCGTGGTCAGAGGACGGAAGCTGTTGACGCAGCGCGAAACCTTTTGACTCGCAAGGCTTTGCCCATCGGCTCTAGCCCCGTTGGAGCATTCCAGCGTGGCGACCGTATGTCTGACGTGATGGACCACCTGAAGAGAGAATGGGATCGTGCTTATGATGGGATAAACAGGTCTCAGATTCGTAATGTTAGCATTCCTACGACAGTGTCTGATGCGGTCGAAGCTCGATCTACCTCTGCCATCATGGGTGGAGCTCCTTCTATACGTACTTCTGGGAATATGTCTGGGGCTGACGCTTTAGACCTCTCTAAGACTATCCAGAACCTTATAGATGAGATTCCTGTGGGTGACGCAGGACGCAAGGCTGAGCGCGATCTCTTGGTCACTACTCGTAGGAATCTTGAACGGCACATTGAGAATGAGCTGCCGTGGCGTGAGGCCAGGAAGTTCGTTAAGAATCGTGACCAGTATAAGAACTATCTGGGTATCAAGGCCGCGGCTGATGCAGCGACCAAGAAGAATAAAGAGTTCACGCTAGATCAGGCGACGGGCGGATTGGTCAAGAGTAAGTCTGGACAGGCGAACCTTGCGGCTGATATGGCGACCACTCTTAAGGACTTTCCCAGCAGACAGGGAATGTTCCAGCAAGCTGCCGCGAATGCTCTGATCTATGGTGGTCTAGGAGCCGCAGGTGGATATGCGGGATACAAAGCAGACGGAGGCACCGGGGCCGGAGCAGGAATGGCTGCTGCGATGCTCAGTGGTCCTCGTGCTCTAGCTCGACCTGGAGTTCAGAAGGCTCTGTTCAAATACGCTTCCGGTCCGGGTGTGCTAGATCGGTATGCTAAGGCTCTGCGCCGGATGGGACAGGCCGGTCGCGCAGCCGGAGTTGGGATTGTAACTGATCCTTACCAAAGGGATTGACCATGCCTCGTGATGCGAATGGGAACTACACCCTCCCGGCCGGAAATCCGGTAGTCAGTGGTGAGGTTGTCGCTGCTAGCTGGGCGAACAACACCATGAATGATCTCGGTACAGAGATGGGTCTGTCTCTGGACCGTCAGGGCCGGGGTGGAATGCTCGCTCCATTCCGCCATGCAGACGGGACTGTTGGCGGTCCAGCCATCACGTTCACCAACGAGCCCACGACTGGCCTCTATCGCGCCGGGGCTGCGGATCTACGGGTTTCAATCGCTGGCACTCAGCGGATGCGTTGGACTTCCAGTGGTGCTGAAATTTGGGATCCCGTAGGTTCTGCCTGGATTAATCTTGGTACGACATTAGCGAGCTTGCAGACTTCAATCACTACGAATACAACGGACATTGATGCGATCGAGGCGCGCGAGGCGAACTACGCCAAGACCAATGCGCAGAACATATTCAACACGCACCAGTTGATCCAGAACGCATCGGGCACTTGGAACGTCTACAAGGACAGCCCCACCGCACCCTCTAAAGCGACGCGCTTCGGGCTGCTGAGTGATTACACCAAGCTCGAACACTACGATGGTGCGAACTGGTATCCGGTTGTCGTGAGCAACGCGCTGGAGACATGGCTACAAGGTGATGCGCTTGTCCTCGCCACGAAGGGTGGCACGCAAATGAACGTGGTCGGTTCCGCTGAATTTCGGCACTACTACGGTCAGGCGGCAGTATTCTACAACGCTGCGCAGACAAAATCCTCAAGCCTGCTCCAGTTCAATAACGATTTCTTCTTCACCAGCGTCACCGGACAGAAGTTCTACTGGCAGATCGGCGGAGCCAACGTCGCGTGGATGCAGGAAGGTGGTCTGACGCTGAACGACGGTCACGCTACGATCATGCTCGGCTCGTACTCCGGTTTCTCGCAGAGCGGAGACGGCGTGCGCTCGCCGGTCGTGCGCGACAACGGTGGCTTGCGCGGCGGCGTGATCTACTGGAGTGATGCCGGGTATCGCAACGGTCGCATCAACATCAGCACGAGCTTACCTTCTGCGTCCGGTTACCAGACCGGCGACATCATCCTCGTGTACGAGGGGCCAGTCTAATGGCACGCGACCTCGTTTTCATCGCAGGCGGTTCGCGTTACAGAGTGAAGGACTGGGTGTTTATTGCGGGCGGCAATCGCTATCGCATCAAGGAAGCCATCTTCATTGCGGGTGGCTCGCGTTACAAGTTCTACAGCAACATCTCGGCTGCGCTCGTCTCACAGTCGGCGAGTAACGCAGGTTCGACGCCAACGATCACCTGCACGCACCAGATCAAGTCGGACGGTTGGTACTACACGACCGCGCCGGGGGGCGTGCTGACCGCGCGCTTCCAGTGGAAAACGAGCAGCAATCCGGCGAGCGAATATCAGGTGCTGGCAACGTATGTCAGCGGCTCGTATGTCACGGGCACGTTCGGTTCCTGGATCGCGATCACGGGCGATCCGTTCTGGAACGTGAACCGCACGACCATCGGCACAACGACCGGACAGATGACGATCCAGATCCGCGAGGCGTCGAGCGGGATCGTGCTCGCGGGTCCTACTACGATGAATTCCTCAGCACAGAAGGTATCGTGAACGAGCGGCGGCAATATCAGATACTCTACGTGCTCTTTCTTATCGCGGCGGCTCTAACAACAATCTTTCTTTTCGGCTGTGCGACTAAGTCAGGAGTGAGTATTTGCGCGGGTGTCTGTGCCAGAGTAGAACGCGAAGTTCACGGAGAACTACCCTGCAAAGATAACGAACAGACAGATAAAGAGGACGACAAGAAGCCTTGCGACGCTAAAGATAATACCGAAGTCAATCCATAGCGGTTCGTCATCGTCAAAAAGCATAGAGCCTCCGAAAGAGAGGGGTCATTGCTGACCCCTCAAAGCCTACTGCTCCGCGGAAGTAGGCTGGTCGCTCGGTACGGGAGGCATACGGATCACACTTCCGTTCGCCTGTTGAACCAGTTTCGCAATTAGAGTACTGACTTCTGCGAATGGGCGAGTACCCAGGACATTGATCAAGTACTCAAACTCTCGAGGCTCCAGAGTCAAGACTATCTGGTCCATTCTATTCTTCCTCTTCTTCCTCTTCGTCCTCTTCGAGCTCTTCCTCTTCGTCCTCTGGCAGTTCCTCTTCAGGTCGTTCGTTCATAGCATACTCCTTGTGAGAAAGATGCCGGTGCTGGAACCCGCCCGGCTCGGGATGGTGTAGGAGCCCCTCTTCCTCGTATGACGGCAGGGCGCAAGAGGGGACACATTCCAGCTCTGTGCTGCATGGACGCTCACTGCCGAGGGAATTCACTTAGGTTCGTGGCCGATCCACCTCTCACCGAGCCACGCCTTTGCCGACTCTATCTTGGTCGACATATCCGTTTCCTGGAGACGTACCTTCGTCGATAGGGCCACGGAGGGGATCAGAGGTGTCAAACACCTTGCACTCTTCTTTTGTTGCCCGAAGTTTTCTCTCTTGTTCCTCAATGTACTTCTCCAGATAATGTTGAGCTTTGTAAAGATCCTCCATGCCATTCTTGCGCTTCCATCTGCCGACAAGTTTGGTGATATTGCCTTGAAAGTAGTCCAGGTCCGCCGCGAGACACCAATCCCAATGTTGGACCCCACCTGTCTGGTAGTGGGTTCCTCCCACCTGCCTGTCATTTGCTTTCGTCTTCATCCAGCAAACTCCTAACTAATCTCGCTGCACCACTAGGTAAGTGTAACCCACGGAGGTACTCAATGCCATTCTTTTTTGGTCCTTCCATGTTTTGATTGCCAAGGGCGATTTCCTCCTTACACTTAAGAACTAGATCGAGCATGTCCGCTGCCTTGAGTATCTCACGTTCCTCTTCCTTCAGGGCTGCGAAGATGTGCCAGAATCCATTAGTCGTAGCGAACCACTCTTCTACCTTCTCTAGTGATTTAGCGAACGCTTTGCTAGACCACTTCGCGGGAGAGGGTACGTCGCCTGTGAACTGTTCAGCAATGTCATGGAAGAGCGCTGCCATTAAGAGCTCTGCGGAGGCTCCTCCTCTTGTGAGGAAATAACAGAGCGCAACGACATTTCCTGAATGATGGCCGACCGTTTCGGGGTTGAGGAGCGGGACGGTGTGAAATCTTCGGACGTTGGCTCCGTTCCTTTGGGTTTCGACCATCTGTTTCGCTCCAGCCAAGAGAGGCAGGCCATCCTCCAGTCCTTTGCCTTTATCTGGTTTACCCATAGACGGTCAGTCTCCTTATCGAGGTATGCCATGTAGATTGGCAATGCGACATGCCTCATCCACAGAGTGTGGTACTGATCTCCCTCGTTGTTCACCAGATTGTAGCAGTCTTGCAATAGATCCTTGTAGTATTCGTCGGGTTGCAAGAGCGGGTAGTGAGAAATGAGCGGGTATGGGTCCACCGGTCGATCACTGGCCCATATCTCTTCAGCATTGGGGTAGAGATCAACGTAGAAATGGAGGTTGTTCGTGAATACGATATATTCCCCCACCGGGATTCCAACCGCCGTAGCTATGAGTTCATGGAGATACGTGAGGTGAACAGCGTTCGCACCCATCATTCCCCACACGAAGTCATTGCTCCGGTTGCACACTGTCATGTTCAGACCACCATTCACGTGACGAAACATGAGCGCGACATTGCACGGTCTGTCTTTCCAGTGTGACTGCCAGTCCGTAGCAGGATCCCACATACTGATGACTGCTTGCCTTGTCTCTGGGTCATCTTGTAGTTGCTTGATCACCCTTGCAATCTGGTCACCCCAATGGACAAACCACCGATATCCATACGCCCCGTGGATTACTCCTTCGTCTGCATAGTTCACTATATTCCGGTTAAATCGTTTGAGCCAGTGAACATCCCGCTCACCGGCGAGCATCCACACTGTCTCCATCACGTGGAAGAATGGGTTCGCGTTGCGGATTGGACAGAATAGTACTCTCTGCTTTGGGTTCTCTATGGTGAGCATGACCGGGTTCGGCAGCACGACCGCCGGACCATTTCGTGTATCCTCGATTTGTCCTGATGTACGAAATAGCCAGAGGCCCTCTGCATAAGCACGAGGGACATTCGGTGCTCTAAGTTCCATAGTATTTCCTCTTGCTCCTACCAGTTCCAAGTGTGACACGACACCATTTATCGTATTCGCACAGACAGTTCTGAGTATCCTGGGCACACAGAGTTATACCTTCTAATTGTAGCATACTCTGCAAGTCATGTAAACAACTAGACCATCGAGATTCAGGCACCCGTTCAGCGTAGAGCCAGTCCATTCCTCTCCTACTTCCTGGCCCCGGTAGAGCGAATGACCACCAGTCAGGGGCTTTCTCTAAAAGATGCCCTTTTGTATTCTTGAGATCCGCCAAGATCTGACCTGCCAGAAAAGTCGATACACCCTCGATTTCCATAAATGATTGCGCCGACTCTTTGAGATTAGGATAATCTCTAGGAATCTTGTTAACAGCAGAAGGAAGGACTCTGTCCACCAAGTAATCTGTCTTAGACATTGGAATGCCGTGCGTCGTAATGACATATGCTCCTCCCCAGACCTTTTCTCCGGTCTTCGCTATGTTGTTCATTATATCCCGGATGTAGGTGTAATCCTTGTCATTCACATAACCGATGGCATCCAGTGTCGGCGGCCAGTTTAGGAATCGGGATAAGACTATGTTGAACTCAAACCAATCGTCTCCTACGAGCGGACTATAGTACGCTCGTATCCACTTGGTGACTTTGTCGTCCTCTCTGTGTACGTTGGTGAAGTAGGTAGTCTGGAAGACCTTATCAGCGCTCCAGGGAGGCCTTGCTCCAGACTCTTTCCGGAGCCTCACTTGCTCCCGTTCCCTAATCCAATAGAGGAAAGATTCAAAGTTAATCGGCAGCATTAGCAGACTCCTAAATTGGACATTCGTTTTCTAAGATATCGTCGTAAATCTTGTTTACTAATGATATACTTGTAGAGATTAGGACCCATTTCATCAAGAGCACTTTCTGTCCAATTAGGAATGCTGAGAATTTTACGATATCTTTCTTCGTATCTAGCACGAAGAAACTTCCTACGTTCTCGTAGAGTATTGCCTAGATATGGGCCGAGCAAGTGATTACATTCTTCGCAACTTCTGAATCTCCTTGGTTTGAATCTGTGTTTATCATCAACTCTACTTAGAAATGATATAGGAGGTACATGATCTATTGTGCTTGCCGGTCCTCCGCAGTAGACACACTCGAAAAAGTTAATGGATTCATGATCACTATAGTAACAATCAATTATGGTTCTTTCTGTTGACATAATCGACAGCCTATAAACGTCTAGGACGCATTGTCATTTAGGGGTAGGCCCCTACCGCACCCCCACTACTCGCGTGCGTTGTAGGGCTCTACGAGTGGTCCTGGCGTAAAGTTTAAGGGCCATCCGAGCACCCCACCTAGTATAAGTAGCGGAGGCTATTGACACGATAATCGAAGTGCTTTTGTAGGATACGACGGAGCATATCAAGACAACACTCTGCATCCACCGGATGAAGGTTCGCCGCAGCGTCAATAGCATCCGCGATTTCTGCTGCGGAAGATTTCGCCCAGACTGCCTGGACCGGGATGTAATCGCCTTCTTTGAAGATCTCTGTATTCTTGAACGTCTCCCAACATACGAGGGGGACACATCCATAGTTTGCTCCTTCCACGATACTCCTGTTGTAGTGACATCCGTACGCAGCGAATTTATCATTCCAGGATAGGTCCACCATGACCCTTCCATTCGCGTACTGATCCATGAGCTGGTCGGGGGTCAGTATTCCTAGATATGATCCGCCAGCGTTGAGAAACTCTTGCCAGATTCCGTTGTACTGATGTCTGCATTTCTCCTTAGACCGCATATAGCGACCTTCGATACCGTCGCCTGCCATGACCATGTCACTGCGAGTTAAGAATGGGGTCGCGCGCACGACTTTATCCATGCGCTTCCAGCCCTTCCATACATGAGCACAGATAGCACTCCTACTTCGTGCTTCCCAAGGCTTCTGCTTGCTCCAGTCTTGCAGCTCATGTCCGTTGTTAATGAGTCGTACTTCTCCTGGAAATTTCTTTAGAGCACCCAACGCGCTCTCGTTGACAGGAGCTACGAATCGGAGGTAATCTGCGACGTCTTTGAAGTGACCGTAAGCTCGCTCGTAATGTGCGTCGTGTATTACGGCGACTTGTGGAACACCACTTGTGAACAGTTCTCTCCAATGGCCTTCGTCGGCATACGGACATGGAAGTCCCCAGATTACATAGTCATACTCAGAGGCGTGATTAACGAAATCTTTGGCTCGCTGTGCTGTCCCGTAGGACATGACCTCGACACCGTACCATCCTTTCATAAGATGGACGTTGCCGCCGGTGAGAGAACCGTAGCTACGACCAGGAGCCTCAAACTGCTTCACATATGGGGGAATATCCGTATTCTTCAGCAGAACCAGCTCTACCTGATGATCTGCTTCTGCCAATCCACGGATCATATATTCGATATGACTCGTGATACCTCCATAGTCTTGTATGGAGAACATCGGCACTAGAATTCTCATTATCTTCTCCAATGCACGAGGGTGTGGAAGTTCTTCCCTGTGTTGACGGCGGGATGTATCTGCTGGAAGCCTTGATCTTCCATGTGTTTCAAGATTCTAGGATAGTAGTCTGTCCTCCAGTATTTCTTCGTAAAGTGAAGCTCTGCTGCTATGTCCGTGACCCAGTCCGGCATCATAACAGAAAGCAGGGACCATTCTGCACCTTCGCAATCCATTTTTATCGAGGATGCTCGGGTAATGATAAGCTCCTTAAAGAAGTTCATCGTTTTAACAATCACCTTGCTCCGGCCGCGGAACTCTGTAACCGAGCAGCTCCCTAGCGTGCGGTCGTTGGTGATGTACAGAGGAATCTTGCTGCCATCAGGATCCTGTGTCAGCGCAGCCTCGAAGTGCTTGATGACAGGGTATGGTCCGCAGTTCTGCACCAGAGTCTTGTAGTTATCTGGGTGGGGTTCATATGTATAGACAAGATCCGCACCTTCCATTGCCGCTCTAATAGAGAAGGCGCCGATATTTCCACCGACATCCATGACGACCTTGTCTTTGATGGGAAGATGTTTGTATTCAGCAATAACCGTGAGTTGACCCCAATCTTCATCCGAGGTTACTCCAGGTCGCCGATATTTCAATTCGCGACGTAACTGTTCTTTCGTGATCATAAGATTTTCCAAACGAATCGAGGCCCATCACCTTACGGCGACGGGCCTCGAGAACGGTAGCTATGACGGTTACTGTCCTTCGACCTTCACCAGTTCTTCGTCGACGAACCAGCGGAGCCACGCGCCCGGACCACCACCCTTCGGGTCGTCCTTCGCTTTCAGCGCCGTGAGGAACGTCTCCACCGTCTTGCCGTCGTGGGCTTTGAGGGTATCGTAGTAGTCTTGCCGCTTGCCACGGAAAGTCTTCTCTTGTTCTTGCGGAGTGACACGGAGGATGCCATTCTTGGGGAACGAGCGAACGACCCGCTCCTTGCGCTCCTTCTGTTCTCCATTCTCGCCTTCTGCCTTCGCCTTCGGCGGCTTGACCACCTTGGTCTTCTCCTCGGGCTTCGGGGCCAGTCCCATCGGCTGAGCAGTGTCGGACTTCGTCTTGACGGCAGGCGGAACCACGTTCGGATTGTTCATATCCACTTCTCCTAATATTGAGTTTCTGTTTCACTGGTTTCTTTACCAGTTTGAATATCATAGCATGAGATGTTAAAGAATGCAAGCGGTTTTTGGTCACGCGAGAGCATTTAGAAGGTCTTGTTGTGTCCTATCTTTTCTGGTCAAAACAGCGAGTACTTTGTCGTCTAACGTGTCCTCCGCAATAATGTGATAAACTCGCACTATCTCACTCTCCTGTCCCTGGCGATATACTCGTGCAATCGCTTGGTCGTAGTGTTCCAGGTTCCAGGGGATGCCAAACCAGATTACATGATGGCACGAACCTTGGAGATTAAGTCCATGCCCCATAGAAGCTGGATGCCCAATAAGGAGAGGGATATTCCCGGAATTAAAAGAGTCGATGGTGGAGCTGATGTCTTTCGTAGATTTAAGATCAACGCAAGTAGGAAACCGGCGCAGAATCCGTTGGCGATCATGCTGAAATTCATAAAGTACAAGAACGCTGTGTCCATTCAATTCCTCTAGTAAGTCTTCGAGAGCATCTAATTTCGTATCGTGTATTTCTATCCAATCTCTTTCTTCGTTAGTGTAGACTGCTCCATTGGCGATTTGGCGACACTTTGTTCCTGCGGCGGCGGCATTCGCAGCGACAACCGCCCCGTCTGAGACCATAGCTATGAATTCCGTTTCTACACTGTCGTAGATATCCATCGCTTCCTGTGGTAGCTCTACCCGAATATCATGGAAAGCCAGTTCTGGCATTTCAAGGTAGTCTTCTGCAGAAAGCTGGAGGATGAGGGGTTTGATTCGTTCGATGACTCTTTCGAAAGCTCCTGGCTGGGGAGTCCAGTTCCACTTACTCCATCCTGCTTGCATGAAGAAGGCGTTCTTGTAGTGGGTGACGTATTCGCCCAAAGAGCGGCCTCTGTCCAGTATGAATATCTGTCCGAAAAGGTCCAAGAGTCCATTGGGTACTGGAGTTCCAGTGAGTATCCATCGGCGCCGGAACTTCGGCAAAATTCCTTTAAGAGCTCTAAATCTCTGGGTTCTGGAGTCTTTGAATTTAGTACTCTCATCAACAATGAGGGTATCCCACTCAGGGAGATTCTTTTGCTGAAGGAGCCACTTGAGTCCTTCGGGGTTGATAAAATAAAGCTCAACGTCAAGACGCAGTCTTTGCGCCTTGTCGTTACCGTGAATGATTGCGTATGTGAAGTCATTGAATTGTTCCCATTTATAGACTTCTGACGGCCACGTGGAGTAAATTGGTCGAAGAGGCGCAACGATAAGAGCTTTCTTGAAGTATCCATGATTACGTAAAATCTTTAGAACGGCGAGACAGATAGAAGTCTTCCCTAAGCCCGGATCCAGGAATAGTCCCACTGCTCCTTGATTCAGCATCATTTCCATGGCCCGCTCCTGGTAGGGATGCGGTTGCCAGAATCTTGCAAGCGGCTTCGATACTGTCGCACACGTAGACTTCGTGCCCGAGAGCTCGGAGCTCCTTATGCCACCAGAGCTGTTTCGGTCGCGGCTCTTCTCCCCGTTTCTTAAATTCAATGAAGATTGTTTTTCCATGATTTAGCAAGAATGTCCTATCGGGGAATCCAGTATTTTCATCCGATCGCAATTTAGGTGTCTTCCAACCTTGCCTCCTTGCCCACCGACATACGGCGAGCTCAATTTGAATTTCAGAAAGGACATGGTCCCTGTACTTCTGCTCGATACGGGCAGCTTCGGCAATAGAAGCCAGGATTTGGGGCGAAAGTTTGATCATTCAGCATGTCTCCTGCCTTTCCCTCCCACTTAGTCCTGATCATAGGGATTTCGTCCCGCAGGAACTTAGTGTGAGTGTTTTGTTTCTTGTCAAGGTAGACGTGGAATACATCGATCTCTTTGGCGTCAGACTCCATGCTATCAATCGCAGCAGCGTAGATCTCACGTTGGTCACGGTGGTCCGGGTACTCTTGCCCCGTCTTCCAATCGTAGACGATGATATTCTCTGGCTGCACGATCACGGCATCGAGTACTCCGCGCCACCAGTAGTTGACTGAATCCCACGGCACTTGACTCCACTTATCGTCGAGTGCAATCTTGTATTCGGACAGGGCGCCTTCGTCTCTGATCGCTCCAAGGAAGGGCTTGTAGTACTCTAGCTCTGTAAGCAGAGTATCGCCTCCCCTGAGATACAGCTCCACGCTCTTATGTAGATCTAATCCACGCTGAGCTGCTGGATGCGGGGCACGACGCTCCGTATCCAGCGTTTGGAACTTGAGCAGAGCCGGGCATTTCTTCCAGGTCGCGTACCGGCTGTACGACCAATTATTCAGCGTCAACATCTTGGAGTAGTCCTAGGCAAGCCCTTCTTGATTTCCGTATCATATCAGAAGCTTCTTCCTCTGACCAGCCAAATGATGTCCTCAGATATTCATTTAGCGTGAGTTCGTTAATATCGTCAAATTGCCTACGATGGGTGAGCATCTGCATCAGCTTGGCAGCCGCGAGCATCTCACCTAGCGTGAAGCTCCGTAGTTTACTCACATTGTTCGATTTCATGCCAGTTTTGTCCCATGAAGCCTTCAGATTCCATAGGCGTTTCGAACCTGTCTTCATTCATAACATCCTTGAGATGAGCCATGTGGTCCCTCCATTCTTCAATGGGGGCACTGATGTTTATCTCGTCATGCACCGTCGCAAGGAATCTAGATTGTGGATATCTGCTTTGGTTCCAGTCGATGATGCACTGCTTTGTCTGGTCAGCCGCACTGCCCTGAATCAGGTAGTTAACGAGCTTGTAGCTGAAGTCTCGTTCAGGGTACTTGGGATCCACTTCCCGTGTGTACTGTCTACCTCCCCATGTGGTGATTGGCAGGTTCGCTCTGCCCCGGCGGGAGACATCAACGATAAGGTCCTTTATCCCAGGCATCGCTGTGAAATAGGCATCTTTAAACTCGGCACCCTCGGTATACGAGCACCCGATATTGATGCTAATCGCAGTAGCTCCGCCCCCGTATAGAGTTTGGAAGCCTGTGATCTTAACGTGCTTTCGTGGAAAGTCCTTGTTGCACTTTTCCAGGATTAGGTCTTTCGCCATCTGGTGCGGGTCTAGCTTAGGATTTTCCTTGTAGGCAGCGAGTAAGGGACCATCTTCGAAATGTGCAGCAATCCTCACTTCCTGGCTACTGAAGTCCCGCTTAAGCCAGACGTGTCCTTCCTCCGGTAAGAGGAATTCCCTCATGAGTGGAAGCGGCGGTAGTCCCTCAGGAATCGTTTGATCAAATTCCGTCGGTACGTTCTGCAAATTCGGTCCACTGCACGATAGACGGCCTGTACGAGTCCCATGTCTGTTCCCATTTTCATGAGTCCTAACTTGGTTCCACTCAGGATGTAGACGACCATCGCTAGAGGATAGGTCCAGCCACCCTGACATGAATGTGCTGATACAGGTGGAGAGTGAACTGCGATACCGGAGAATATCGAGAAGATATTTGTCCTTAATCACCTTTTCTAGATTGTTCTTGGCGGTGCTCTTTTCTCCCGTGGGCGTGCGGACCCAATCATTAGGTCCCACAGTTCCCGAACGCTCTAGAGCCTGGATTAACGCGGACGGGTTGGCGACATCCAAACCGGGTGCCTGTAGGTGGGTACGGGCCAAGTTATCGGCTGCTCCCAGCGCCTCTATACTGCGTTCCAGACAGGTCGTCAGGGCGCCCCTAGCCACGCGCAGGCCTCGTTTAGAGCTCTCCATGAGGATGGGAAGCAGAAGCCTCTCTCGGTCATACGGTGCCTGCGGAACCTTGTCCTTGAAGTGCTCATATATCTTGAGCGTCCGCTTAACGTCGCCAATCGCGTAGGGTGCGATAATGTTGATGGGGGCTTTTACGATATGAGCTCCCCATTCGCTCGGCTTTGTCTTGACGTTGGCGAGCACCCACGCCTTGATCTTGTTCTGTTCTTCGGGTGGTTCACCGAGGTAGCGCTCCGCACTTGGTTTGAGTGACAGAGTCTTAGCATATGGATCTGCCAGGAATAGCTGGAACATCGTGTCATGCACGCGCTCCGGCTTCAGTAAATCCCAAGGGCAGATAGGAAACTCCGCCTTTAGGACGGAGATATCGAATGCGGCGTGATGGAAGAGAATATCCTCGCCGCTGTTCAGAATCTGTGTAATGAAGTCAGCAACTATGGACCACTTCGTATTCGCCTTTTCTGTCCTCCAGTGAAGATACCCCGGCTGATACCCAGGAACGATGAATGCAAGTCCGTGAGCAGCCGGCGGATTCGCGATAGGGTTGCCGATGATTTCCTCAGTTTCTGTATCTAGGGTAATCATATCGTTCCTTATTCATGGCGCATCTGCGGGCTTGTCCGGTGTGCCATCAATCAACGGCGCACCCGTTCCGTCGCACGGGCAGTCGTCGGGGCAATCGGGCAGGCACGTATCGCGAGCCGGTGGTTCGTAAAATTCCTTGGCTGTCACTGTTCGCTGCTGGATCGCGCCATTCGCATCGACCCATAGCTTCTGGGCAATCAGCGGAAGGTCATGCCATGACCACAAACCATTCGGCCTCGACCCGCCGTGCAGCGCGTTCGCCGTGGCGTGCAGAAGGTCACGCATCCGCTGCACGGTGTCCTGCTCCGCAGCCACCTCGTCGTCTGGAGCAGGGTCCGGTTGATCGGCTGCGCGCTCCGGGTGCAGGTCAGTAATTAATCGGTCAAGCAGGCGGAATCTCTGACCGCGCCAACGCACGACATCTACCCAGTCGGGTACATCGTAGATTTTATTGTCCATCATTCCTCCTTAAGCCGATTCGGGCACCGCTCGGCAAACACGGTTGACAAGGAAGCAGAAAGCTCTTTGCCCTACGCCTCCCCGCAGGAGGAATTCAGTACTTCCGATCCTTCTTAGGTGTTTCGAAGTCATCCTCCAGTTCCGGATAGGGCTGGAGCATGATATTCATGGCATCTGCTTTCTTGGCTACCATCGCTGGCAGAAATTCCTGGGGAACTGGCCCCGCAATCTCGAACTGAACCTCGAACTGGTTCTTGGCGCTCGGCACCACCTTGATCTTGGTAACGACGCCTGCCGTGCTCATGCCGGTAGTCGCCACCACCTTCCCCACATGATTAGACCAATTCTTCAGGGAGGTTGGAGGAATAGAAACAAGGAGGAGTTCGTCCCCACCATCGGGGCGGAGCATTGCCAGTCGGCGCTTTTCCTTGCACGCCTTCCCGCGACCACCGTTGGGATCGCTGCCCCACTCAAACTTGGGACAAATCGCGCAGCGCTCAGCCTGCTTGTCCGTAGATTCCTCGTACGGCACGAGGTCCACAGCCTTTCCCTCGCCGATGGCGTAGCAGGCGGGATTCTCACGCTTGTTGGGATCGTAGCGGTTGGGGAACCACGCATTCTCTGTCGCGTTGGCGACGATAATGGCGAGCAGCTCATTGCCGGGGACCGCTTCCCCACCAATGGACATCTGGCCGCTCTTAAGGGACATCAGGCTGAGGGGCGGGCGTTCGTTAATCAGCTGGGACTTAGCGTCCGCCTTCATCTGATCTTCCCAGGAAACTGGCAGGTTTTCAGTCATTTTAGCTTCTCCGAGGTACGAATTTCAGTTTGTCTTCGGTCATAACGCCGATGCCAGGAATAGCGACACCATTCCCCCATCGGTCCTTTACAGCAGTTTCGGTGAGGCGCTTTTGTAGAAGATCCAATGCCTTATTATCAATCACGTACTGCTCGAGGGCCTCAAAATCCACGATGTACGGTTTCTGGTTCTGGCTAATCACAGCTGCGAATCCGTTATGGGTCAGTTCACGCAGGCCCAAGGAATTCAGCCGCTGGATAAGTAGAGCTTTCAGATCATCTTCTTCCTTCTTGAGCTTCTTGCTCTGGCGGTCCAGTTCAAGGCGCTCTGTTTCCTTGATTCTGGCCGCATCCATGATATTATAGATTTCATCCACTTGCATTTGCTCCTTTTTACACCCGAGAAATATTGTACCATAGTCAGCGGCGAATTGCAAGCAAATCCCCTATGGGGAAGAGCTCTTTGACTTGGCAAGACCATCCTCGTGGTAGGCTTTGTGAGCATACCACGAGGGCCTGATCTGCACCAGTTTCAGTAAATCCCCGCTGCGTTTCTGTCCCGGTGACCCAGACCCTTCCTTTTGGGTCTGAGACCACCAGAACGTATCGTTGGAGGTTACTGTGATCCTTCTTCATCTCACCCACTCAGCATTGCTGATCAGAATCTGGTAAGCCTGATTGAGATCAACAGAAGCATCCATACTTTCCTGGTACTTGGTGATCAGCACCTTGTAGATTGCATCCAGCGCGCCCTTGGCGATACGGGGCATGACATCCCCATTCACCTGGATCCCCATATAGGCGAACGCCCAGACAAGGTCTTTTTCGTACGAAGGCTTCACTTCCTTCTTGGGTTTGTCCTTTTGCTCTTCTTCCTGCTCGAGGATGTTGCCTTCGGTCGCAGCCTTGGGAGGAACCACCGGCTGACGAAGCGGCGGGATCAAACGACGCTTGTATTCCTCAATCTGTACGCGGGTAGTGTCGGGCTTGGCGAGTTCTTCGAAACCCTTATCGTCCAGCGTCGTCAGCAGGTACAGCGACTTGCGGCCGATGGGCAGCTCCTTCCCGCTGGCGATATAGCCGAGCACCCGCCGATCAGTGGCTACCGCGATGGCCGTGCTCACCGAAGGCTGCGACATATCGTAGCGTCCGGCGATTTCCTCTTGGGTCGCCCCCGCCTTGACGAGCCGGTCCAGAGCCTGCCCGAATTCCACGTAAGACATCTGGCCCTTGCGATAGGCCGCATCGGCCTCAGACCAGTCCAAAGTAACGACAGCGACTGCTGTATTCATGACGTAGCTACGCTCCAATAGTGATAAAAGAATGCGAATAAACCGAGATGGAAAATCGTGTAAAAGGCGAGGCGCCGGACTAATCCTGTCCGACGCCTCGCAAGGTACAGGCGATCTTCCCTGCGCCTGTAGTCCTTCATGCCTTGTCCACCGCCTCGAGGATGCGTGCCGCTCGCTTGAGCGGTGCCTCCGCCTTAGCCATGAACTCGAGCAGGTCGTAGATGGCCTGAGCTGGGTTGATGGGCTGCGGTGGGAGGCCCATGGAACCGTTCACGTAGAACTGGCCCTTGATCGGCCCCCGCTTGACCACACCCTTGCGAGCGAGGTGGCCCAGAGCATTGCTGATTTGCTTGGGGGTCATGTCTTCCGCTTCGATATCCATTGGAGTGAATATCACACCGCTTTGGAATGTTTTGCGGACTGCTTCGAACACGTCTTTCTGGCTGTTCATGCGACGCGGCATTTTAGATCTCCTGGGTTTCGGTGGACTCATCATTATCCCTCTGGTTATCGGCTTCCTGCTGCGCCTTGAGCAATTCCTGCTCGTTCCTGTATTGCTGACGGGTCATGGTGCTGAACTTCTTACCGTCAGCAACCTTGAGTTCCATGCGCCCGCAGATATCCTCCGCACGGTAGAACGTCTGGGTTTCGTAGTCGTAATCGTATGCGTTGGAATTAGCGATAGCTTGGATCATTGCCGTTGGCAATTCAAGCCAGACATAGCTAGGAAACTGTACCAGAATCTTATTTGACATGCTTGCTCCTACGTGGCGAAATTGCCACTTTAGCTATGATAGCATCCGTAGCTATGGATTGCAAGTTCTTTTTGCTCCCAAGATAATCAAAGTAATCTTCTTCGTCCTCAAAATCTTCCACATTGTCCGGAAATGGTCGATCGTACATCATCCTTTCTCGATTGGGGCGACGTGCCACGCTGAATCAGGGAGATTGAGAGAAGCTCCCGCCGCCTCCGCTTTAAGGATGGTAGGGAATGGGCGACCCCTCCAGTCGCCCACAATCTTCACCCCTACTCTGGTCTGCACTACCACGACGTAGTAGTGTCGGCGAGGTGTCATTCCTCAACCCCCAGGAACTTGTTCCAGCAATCGTCAGAGCAGATACCGGTCTGCAATTGCTCGCGTTCAATCGGCTTGGCGTGGGGCCAGACACGCTGAACGAGCGTACCTTTCTGCCACTCCGTGAACTTCTGGTTAAAGCTCTGGTCTTTCGCCAGCTCGGGGGTGTAGACCTTCCCGCAATTCGGGCACTGAACTTCCAACATTTGAGTTTCTCCTAACGCGAGCACCATACCCGCACGCATAGCATAGCTATGGAGCGGGTATGGAGCAAGCTCTTTTTACTCTTCGGGATAATACCCGTAGTCCTCGTCAGTTCCCATGCCGGCTGATTTCAGCGTATCCGCATCTGCCTCTACGTCGGTCATATCGTCTTGGGGTTCGTCGGCCACGGCGTTCGCGTAGTCGAGCTCCTCCTTCGTTTCAAAGACTGCAAGGCTGACGTTGATGGCGTGGAGGATGTCCTCCAACTTTTCGTCCGTATACAGGATCTCGTGCACTTCACCATCCAGGGCGTTAGAGATCGTTATCACCAGGCTCATAGTTCAATTTCCCCTGTTTTAGGATTGTGGGCCGGGTCACGGCTCTCTGCTGGTTCCTTGAAGCTGGGATCCCAGATAACGCCAGTCCCGGCAAATTCCTGGACTTCTTCCAGAGGAACCTTGTGGGATTCAGCGTAGAGCTTCCGCAGCTTCGGATTAGCGACGTTGCGCTTGATCCATCCGTTATCGTCCAGCCACAGGTCGCGCATACGACCATTGTAGCGAACCCTCACGCGGGTCACGCAGGTGCATCCATTGCCGATCAATGGATATAGGTCCGGTATGCTGAGTTTCTTAGCAGGCACAGCGACTTCTGTACCATCTGGCTTAATTACGAGTAAGAGGCCCATCACAACATCTCCTTGATTTCCACCATGCTCTTGCATTCCCCGAGTAGTTCGCAGCGGATGATTTCATCCACTCGCTTTTCTGCCAACTGAGGGTCTTCGGAGAAAAACCGTGCAATGAATTCCTCCGTTCCGCCATCGGTCGGATTAGAGGAAAACACCGTAACCTCATAATCCTCTTCTGTCCAAAGGATTATGTAGCCGACCTGCAGAGTAGAGACAGTGTTCCGATCGTCCTTAAAGGCGACGGAAGCTTTCTTGTACTTGATAGTCACGGGTTGTAAGACCTCAGGGTGATGCTTTCCTGCAGGTCGTGGAGATAGACTTCCCTGACGTCTCCAGTGGGGTTGCGACGGGCGTGGCTCACTGCCTCGCCATAAGCGATTTCCGCCGCCGGGAGGTTCTCGTACTTGCGAGATCCCTCCGAATGCGGACCCATAACTTGAACTTCGTAGCGCACTGATTACTCCTTAAAAGTAGGAATTGGAAATACGAAACGCCAGAGGAAACACCGACGGTTCCCATGATTCTGGCGCATTTTCCGGCATGGAATCGCAGGCTGTGCATCCTGCATCCCATGCCTCGCGCGCATCCTTGCAGCCTTGACGCAGCTGAGTTTCTGCATCAATAGCATCCTGCTGTAGAACTTCGTGATCAGCCCCGAGTTTCTCCCATTCCACAGGGTTGATGCCCGCAGATTCGTCAACGCTACCGCCGACGTAAGCAAAGAGGAACTCAAAGGCGGACAAAGGGACCATAAACTGATTCATAACAACTCCAAGCCTTACCACTAGGCCAGTATAGCTATAGATTATTGGCGAGGCAATAACTGATTGGTCAATCCCCCCAATCCCGGAATTCTTCTTCCTCCTGCCGTACCTTGAAGTCGTGGCGCTCGAATTCCTCCGCTACGTGTATCCCGAGAAGATAGAGAAGCGCGAGCACAATGACAATCCCTGAGACAATATACAATGCGACGATCATAGTTTTTCTCCAGCTTGCCAAAAACCCATGATAGCATATCCTAGCTACGAATGCAAGCTCTAGATGGTCTTTCCCTGTTGCATGAGACTTCGGGATGTGGTATAATGACCCTTCAAGCGGTTGGTATATCTTCCCCAAGGATGCTACTCATGAGTCGCGATAAGATCGTGGGCTTCCGGCCGTTTAAGATTCCTCCCCGTTCCTCGTTCCTTGGCAGAACAGGAATTGAAGAATTCATGGAGGAAGACCTTGCTCGTTCCGGGCTGAGTCCAGAAGACCTCTACACGTATGTCGGCGGCATGGTAAAGATTCCTAAGGAGGCTCTTGGCGGTTACGTGATTCCCTATTTCGATCCAGATGGTCAACCTATCGTGGATACAGAGCGATATCCGCTTATGTATCGGGTGCGACTTCGGCCCAAGCCATTCACGGAGTGTCAGCGATACACCCAACCCTCGACCGAACAACTCCAGGCGCATGGACTGACGGGCAGTACTCCGTACTTCCCTCCGTACAAACGAGATGGTGACGTAATCTGCATTTGCGAAGGAGAGAAAAAGACCGTTGCGGTGATCAAACATTTAGGACTAGACGCAATCGGAATAGGAGGATGCTGGACATGGGGTAAGACACTCGACGTGCATCCGTGGATACTCGACGCTACGAAGGGCAAGAGAATCATTCTTATTCCGGATGCTGATGTTATGCGGTTCGACATCGCCCGCGCTTATGGGAATCTGGCCCATGCTCTCATTCAGCAAGGATGTAATGTTGAGATCATTAGGCTAGATGAAAAGATAGACGATTGGCTGGTCATGGGCGGAACGCTCACACAATTCTTTGACCTCCCACGAATCGCACCTACAGAGCTAAACCAGACAGGCGACCAACTCATAGAGCTTTACGATCTCGCGTTTAGTATCACGAGCAAAGGGATGCGCGTCCCATATCAGCACTCCTCGAATATCACAAAGCTGATAGAGAAACATCCAGCATTTCCAAAGATCTGGAATAATGCAGACACAAACCGGATCATGGTAGGAGAGAACATTATCATTCCAGACTCTACGGAAATGGAACTTGCGAACTATCTGCAACACAATCTAGGGTTTGATAAGGTCCACTATCGGTTGGTGCGGGATATAATCCGCGCACAGAGCAAGAAAAACGAGACGTCCCCGTTTCTGAATTGGGTCAAGGCTCACGCTTGGGATGGCACGCCTAGACTCGAAACGTGGCCTCAGAGACTTTGGGGTGTCGAAGATTCAGAGTACATCCGCGAAATAGCGACTAAGTGGCTCGTGTCTGCGTGCGCGCGTATGGACTGTCCAGGGACCAAGGTAGACTGGATGCTCATAACGGTGGGACCTCAGGGAACTGGTAAGACGTCAATGCCATCAGTGATGTTCCGGGAAAATAACCTGATCCTGTACGGCTCAGACAATGACAAAGACCTACACATGAAGATCCATAGTGCGCTCTGCATTGGGTTCGACGAGCTAGACAGCTTCGGGAAACGCGAAGCTTCGTTCCTAAAGGCGATGATCACTACGCCAATAGACCGATACCGTCCGCCCTATGGGAGTGTCATAGAAGAGCATGGGCGTCGGTGCGTGCTCTACGGTTCCGGCAACCGCCACGACTTCCTGGTGTATGATCCATCTGGTTATAGACGCTACGCAATCATGGAAGTCCCAAGACTTCTTGATTTCGCTGCGCTAGAGATCGAAGTTCCCATGCTCTGGGCAGAGGCATGGTTCCTGTACCAGACTGATGCAACCGAGTATTGGGAAGTCCGCAACGCCTCTATGATGGCAGAGGAGTATGTGGTCCCAAATGTGATGGAAGAGCAGGTAATAGAGTTCACAGAAAAGGTAGAGCAGGCCGGCAGAGACTCATTTACGATGCGAGATGTGCTCGCATATCTCGGGATGGCAGATCGCTACCAAGACGCATACAAGACAAAAGAAATCGCTGGTATCCTAGCGAAACTAGGATACCAGCGAATTAGGAGTGGCGGAACTCGGCGTTGGCAGAAGATCCGTTAAGCGTACCTGCCGTGAGCTTCGAGGATTCCCGTGAAGTTCCGCAGATGGTAGCAGAGCTTACGGAACTGCTGATCGACCTCGTCGGTGACTTCGCACTCTGGATCGCTGTAGCCCGAGAGATCGGCGCTACCGGCGGTGCAGGCCTCCACGAGGGCAATGATTGGGTCGTAAGAGAACTCGTTGGTAAACCGAGCGTAGTCGGCCCACACCGTCGCGTTGAAGACTCGCTGGCAAACGTACCGAACGGGGAGCTGCTCGTAGAGCTTGCTGATTTCCGCGTGGGTGTGGTCCAGGAATGCGTAGGTAGGATCGTCGAAGTGCATGGAACCGTCCCAGGCATCTGCGACAAAGGCTTTGAATGAGAACATTGCGATCTACTCCAAGGGCACCATGCCCGCTAAGTGAGCAGTATAGCAAGCGACCCAGTCCTGCGCAAGCAAGACCGGGTCGCAATGGACCAATCAGTTGGGGGCGGTCAGCCCATGGAACCCTCGGCCGGGTACTCCTGGACCACCTCACCCTCCCCTAACGCCTGGAATGCTCGGCGCTTGAGCACCTCGCACTTCTTGAATACGTCCGGGTTGGATTCGTCAATAGCCATCAGCATGGCCCAGACTGCATCCTTTTGCTCCTGGTGGGTCTGCAGTACCGACACCGTCTGGCCATCTTTAAGCGTAACACGAATCTCGTAGTACATGATTTACTCCGTAACGTCGGTGGGGGACTGGGTCGGCGTAAAGCACTCCCACAGTCCGTAATTGCTGAGGTAGTCCAGGTTGCCGCCATGCTCCCGCATGACCCGCTCCAGCAGTTGGCGCTCCAGGTGCTTTACGATCAGCCTAGCCTCCAGCTCGCTAAAGGTCTTGGCATCCTCAAAGTCCTTGGTGGTATCGATCACCAATTCGTAAATGTTGGCCGGATGTTCGTACTCCCCGAGTTCCTCCGGCTTGCGGGTCTGCTTAAACTCCGCCTTGCTCAACCAGCACCCAATCCCCAAGCAATCGTGCGCCACGTACCAGTTTGAATCTTTCATATCTTGACTAACTCCAGGGGCACCATGCCCCGCCAATTCGCATAATAGCAAAAGACCCCCTCCCACGCAAGTAGGAGAGGGTCTCGGAGGGCTCTATTTACTCGCCGGTGTAGTTGCTGAAGATCATGCGCGGCCAGCCCTTGCGAGGCCACCAGAGAATCTCAAAGTAGAATGGGATGGGCGAGCCGTCCACTGCATTTTCGTTCCCCCATCGCAGGCGGAACGGTCCAAACGATTTAGCTCCATTCATTAGCAATCATCTCCGAGTAAGCCAGGAAGATCCTCACAGGCTGGGATGTACCCGCCGGAGGGGTTGTGGGTCGCGCAGCCACCGAGCAAGATGGCAGCCAGAATTAAGAGGAGAGCCTTCACAGCTTGACCCCCGTTTGCCGCTCAATTTCCGTGAGCGCTGCCTGTGCGATTCGGGCTGCGTTCTGGAAGTGGGCCGCGATGTCCAACTGTCCCTGGTTCAGGAACTTGTTGGCCTTGTCCATAGACTGATGCCTACGGATCTCCAGGGCTTGGACTATGTCCAGCACCATCTGTACATCAAGTTTCAACGTCTTCACTCTACACTCCTGTATTGCCATTGGCAATGTGGGATTTTGGTACACCACGCGAGAATTGTACGCGGGTCTGCGGGCGGGAGCAAGCAAAAGATGGTCGTTGTCCGTGCCACTCCGTGTCACTCGCCGTGCCACTTAGATTTTCTAGTGGCACACTCTAAGTTGTTGTTTTGTAAGGCTCTTTTTAATCCGTGCCACTCCGTGCCACTTAAATATCCATCTTTACACGGCAAGTGGCTCAAATGACTCATAGAAGAGTGATTAGTATTATGTAAAATGTTGTGGTCCTAGTGGCACGGATGCTCTAGTGGCACACCCCTACTGTCGCGGAGGGGGTAGTGGCACGGAAAATGCGGCTGTTTGGAGATCTTAGCAGATGGTCACCACCCCAGAAGCTCTCAGAGTCTACCCCCTGTTCACAGAACTCCCGCCAGGACCCTCCCAGATTACGTAACGTGCTAGACACATTATGTAATCTCGAGTTTTAGAGCCAGACCGCGTACATCCGAGAGTCCTGACTCGCCCGCTCGCGCACGTCGCTCGCTCGTGCGCGGCGTCGCTCCATCATTTACCATAACGTGCCTGCCACATTATGTAATCTCGCGCGCAGGCGCGCAGGCGCGCACGCGCGTTGCAAAAATCGTGCCAACCCAAAAACATGCAAAATCCATGCCAACTATGTCATTTACCATAATGTAGCTACCACATTATGTTAGCTATAGGTGGGCTGCGCATCTTGGCACGCAACTTGCATGGCGCACGGGCACGCGCAAATAACACAATAGCTATGGCATGTAAATACGTATTTGCACTTATTTTATTGCCGCGGCAATACGCCTATATTTGCACCACTGCCGCGGTGCATGGTGTGCCACGGCAGCAAACCAAAAGGTGTAGCATGTCCGAAGTTAACACAGCCGAAGTTGCCGCCCCCGCCCACGTTTTCGGGGGCACCGTGGCCGAAGTAAAGGGCCAGTTCAAAGGCGCGTCCGACCGGGCCGCGTGGCTTGCGCTGGCAGCCGCCCACGTCGGCCAGCCAGTGCAGGCATGGTATGCGGCGGCGGTCGCCATTGGCCCCAGCGGGCCTAGCAAGGCGCCCAAGTCCGAACCGGCCCACAAGTGGGTCAAGTGGCTTATCAAAAACGCCTACGTAATTGTGGCGTAAAAGCCACGCGGCGCGGGGGTGTGGTGTAAAAGCCACACCCCTTGTGGCTTTTGTGCAACAGGATTTTTATTTAGTACACGATTTACCATAATGTGCCTGACACGTTATGTTAACAGGAGGGACAGTACGGGGTGATTATATACATGGACTACATAATGAGGGATTATGTTAATGATTAAGGATTATTAAGGAGAGATTAAGGATTGATTATGTTAAAGGATCGTACCCACCCCCTAGGATGATCCAAAATCACAACTACAAAAACACTAACATCCATCCCTTCCAAGTCAGCTAGACCAAAAGTTCATCAACACTTGTCATTCCTCTGATTTTGTGGTATACTCGTGTAATGAAAGATCAATACACGAGTCTACCACCGGTCCCCATCGATGATTTGCACGAAGTGCAATCAATCTCCAAGTATTACTCTCCTCAACGACTCGACGGAGCAAGACCACTCGCCGGACGAGCAAACATCGCCATCTCAGACACCTTCGACCTCATTGGAGGAGTCCCGAGACTTGCGCTTTGGGCGGACAGGAACCCAGGACAGTTCTACACGAAACTATACGCCCGGACATTGGTGGCGGAATCAACGCAGAACGTGTCCGGCCAAATAACGATCATTAGCTCCATCCCACGCTCTCCGCTAGACGGAGAGTACGAGGACGTTACCGATGACGGAGATCAGCCTAAGTTACTCCCCTAGACCGTTCTTCGTCCCGTTCCACCAGCGCCACTCTCGTTTCTCGTCTATTGTCGCCCACCGTCGATGCGGGAAAACTGTCGCGTGTATCAACGACGCCATCGCCCGCGCTCTGTACAACAAGAAGTCGCACCCCCGTTACGGATATATCGCTCCAACCTATCGGCAAGGTAAGGAAATCGCGTGGCTCTACCTCAAAGACTTCGCCAAGCCGGTCATCAGACGAGCCAGAGAGTCAGAGCTGTCAATCGAGCTCATAAACGACGCTAAAATCACCATCTTTGGTGCCGACAACCCAGATTCCCTCCGCGGTCTGTACTTCGACGGTGTCATCCTGGACGAGTACGGCGACATGCGGCCATCCCTCTGGGGAGAAGTCATCCTTCCGACTCTCGTAGACAGGCGCGGATGGGTGGTGTTCATCGGCACGCCCAAGGGGATGAACCATTTCTACGACATCCATACGCAGTATGCAGACGATCCGGACGCTTTCACGCTCACGCTGCCGTACAACGTCACGGACATCATCCCCGCGGAGGAAATTGAGAATATACGGAAGCAGATGTCGGATGAGCAGTTCCGCCAGGAGTTCATGTGTGACTTCACCGCCGCCATTACAGGAGCCTACTATGCGAAGCTCCTCGAAACTCCTCTCGCTGGCCCTGCGTACGACGCCTCGATGCCTGTCTTCGTCTCTTCCGACCTCGGCTACACAGACTCCACAGCCCTCTGGTTCTGGCAAGAATACGCAGACGGCCCCAATGTCATCGATTATGAAGAAGCAGATAATCAGGCGTTGGCGTATTACTTTGACCTTCTGAGATACAAAAGCTACGCTTTTGAGACAATCTGGCTCCCACACGATGCAATGGCGAAAAGTCTCCAAACCGGAAGATCTACGATCGAGCAGTTCCTCCAGGCCGAATTCCCAGTACGCATCGCTCCTAAACTCGCCATCCAGCACGGTATCGACGCGGCCAGAAAGATCATACCGATCACGCGGTGGCATTTAGATAACGACCGGATCAGGTGGGGACTCAACGCGTTGCGGTCGTATCGGCGGCAATATGACGAAGTCAAGAAGATCTATAAAGATGCTCCTCTCCACGACTGGACATCACATTGCGCCGATGCATTCAGGCTATTGTCACTGGTGTGCAAAGGTGCTATACTCCTTCCCCAGCCCGAGGCGCCGACGTCTCCTCGACCGACTTACGAGTTCTGCCTTGAGGACCTCTGGGAATGCCATCCGAAGCAGAATTTAAGGATTTAGGCAAGTCTTCCTTCTGGCAAGACGAAATCTCGGCTGGAGAGAAGGAGTTACAGACCTTCCGAGACCAGGGAAAGCGAGTCATTGAGAAATTCCTGGATAAAAACTCTGATCCGAACCGCAGAAGGGATAATCTCAACCTCTTTCACTCCAATGTCGTCACGATGCGGGCGATGCTCTACGGCCAGACGCCGAAAGTGGATGTCGGCCGCAGATATCAGGACGCAAATGACGATGTAGGCCGAGTGGCGGCCGAAATTCTCGAAAGATGTCTAAATAACGACATCCAATTCAGTGACGAGACGTTCTCAGAGGCTCTCCGGGCCTGTTTAGACGATTTCTTGCTCCCAGGACTCGGGCAGGCGAAAGTTCGTTACGAGCCCGTGATCATGGACGGTGAAATAGCGTCTGAATCGGCCCCGGTGGACTATATTCACTGGCAAGACTTCTGCTGGAGTCCTGGATGTCGCGCGTGGCCGGAAGTATGGTGGGTCTCGTTCAAGACTTACATCACGAAGGAGGAAGCGAAGGAGAAATGGGGCAAAATCGCTGAAAGAATGAATTATGTCGCCAAGACGAAGAGAGATGAGCGAGATAACCCCTCCGATCAGCATCTTTACGCTGAAGTTTACGAAATCTGGTGTAAGAAGAACAGATGTCTCTACTGGTTCTCCAAAGGTGTCGACCGTCTGCTAGGGAAGCAGTCAGACCCACTCAAGCTTCGTGAGTTCTGGCCGTGTCCGCGGCCAATGCTGGCGAACACGACCACTAGCACTCTCGTGCCGAAGGCAGATTACATCTTCGCTCAGGACCTCTACATACAGATCGACACGCTGTCGACCCGTCTGGCTATGCTCGCCAAGGCGGTGAAGGTCGTGGGCGTGTACGATAAGTCCTCCAGCGCCGTCCAGAGGATGTTGAACGAAGCCACGGAGAATGAACTCATTCCCGTCGATAATTGGGCGATGTTCGCGGAGAAGGGTGGTCTGAAGGGACAGGTAGACTGGCTACCCATTGAGGAGATTGTCAAGGTAATGCAGACGCTCGCGCAGGTGCGGGAGCAGTGCATTCAGCTTCTCTACCAAGTGACTGGCATGTCGGACATCCTCAGAGGGGCCACGGACCCCAGAGAGACGAAGGGCGCACAGGAACTGAAGTCGAAATACGCTTCTATTCGCATCCAGGCCATGCAGGACCTCTTTGCGAAATTTGCGTCCGACATACAGAAAATCAAGGCTGAGATCATGGTAAAGCACTACCAGATCAACAGCATTATCACGCAGAGCAACATTGCCTTCACCCCCGACGCACAATATGCTCAGGGAGCCGTAGCGCTCATAAAAGACCCGAAAAACATGATCTGGCGAATCCAAATACGACCGGAATCCGTAGCGATGGTGGATTACGCACAGCTCAAGCAAGAGCGCACTGAATTCTTGATGGCGTCGAGCCAATTCATGCAGAGCGCGGCTCCATTGGCTCAATTAGACAAATCAGTGACTCCAACCCTCCTCGAACTGTTGAAGTGGGGTCTATCGGGCTTTAAGGGCGCTCAACAGATCGAGGGGGCGTTGGACAAGGCGATCGCGCAAGCAACAGAGGCCATGTCGAAGCCACCTCCGCCACCTCCACCGGATCCGAAGGTCGAAGCGGCCAAGATCAAGGCCCAGACGGATCAGCAGCTCGCACAGCAGGAATTTCAGCAGAAGCAGATGGAATTCCAACAGCAGATGCAGCAGGATCAGCAAAAGTTCCAGCAAGAAATGATCCAGATGCAGAAGGAGTTCGAGCTGAAGATGCGACAAGCAGAAATGGAAATTGGCATACGGCGAGAGGAGGCACAGCTCAAGGCTCGCGAGCAGTATGTCGACGCTGCGCTGAATATTGAGCAGCAGAGGGAAACGACGGAAATCCAGAATACTGCGAATCGTGAGCAGCATGATATGAAGATGGAACAGATGAGGCAGAAACCGAAGACCAATGGAGGGTCGGGGTAGGCCCGGAAGACGAGGAAAAGTAGGTGACTCTGGTGCGCAGGACCTATCACTATGACGAAGCAACCCAGACGATGGTCGAGGGTCCTGCGCCCCAGAGATCTCGTGGTTCGGGCGATGGTTGGCGGTATAATGATAGGATTTATAGCTCTGCTCCATTTCGTGGAATACATGGTGAACTTATCAACTCGCGTAAATCTCACCGCGAATACATGGCT